ATATAACTAAACTTAACTTGCCATGTTCTTCTTTGTGTGTTAGCACCTATCTTATAATCGTGTCCATCTTGTTTTTCCAATGTCCAAGCTGGTAATTCACCCCAATATGGTTGCCCTAAGTGGTTTATATTAGTAATAGTGTTGCCACCTACTGTAGATTGATTTGTGATGCCATCAAATTCTGTTATAAGTTTTACTTGTAAATCTGGCGAGTGACTTGGCTCAAACCATCTTCCAAAGCTAACTGCACCTACTTTTTTTTGTCCTATGTAGCTTAATGAAATTTTGTTTATGCTAGTCGCTGCAACAGATTCACTTATATCCCAAAAAGAATATCCATTATATTCTGATGTTGAAGAATTATAGTTTATTATTTCTTGTGTATCTGTAATGCTAGAAGTATTAATATCTAAGCCATATATAATGTTTTTTAAGTTATGTGCAAAGACAGCACCATACATTCCTGAACTTGTTGATTGTGGTATATTGGTTAAAAGCTGGTCAAGTTCATCACTAGGTTTGCTAATATTAAATTCTAAAGGCGAAATGTATTCTTGCACGTTTACAGGGTTCATATCCCATACATCAGGTGCATTACTACCTTCATAATATCCTAATGCTTTTAGATACTGTGGTATATCTGCATAAAATCTACAGGTTTGTATTGTTCTTTTCGCCATTTTTATCTCCTAAATGCTTGATTTTCTAACTTTCTTGCCTACAACTTGTATGTTTTGTATTTCTTCTGGCTTTCTTGCGTCAAAGTCAAAAGTACCCTTGTTTTCATTCCAAGTGTTTGTATTTAAATTCACTATATTAGCTGTTTTTAGTTTTTCGTTCCAAGTGACATATCTGCAACCAATTATTCGTAGCTCACCAGAATAATTAAATAATAATTCTTTGATTGGGGTTTTTCCTAAACTAAATATAATAAGTTTTCGTCTGCCAACTTTCATAAACCAATTCGCACCAAGTCTGTTTATCCCTTTAAAAGTTCCAATATAATCCATTTCAATGGCTGCGATTTCACCATTGGCTTCTAATAATGCTTCACCTCTCCCATAGGTAAGTGTTGCTTTTGATGCTATTGGTTGTTTTTTTATTTTCATCCTATTATCCTTGACACTATAGATACAACATCTAATACATCAACATTACCATCTCTATTAAAATCTGCTATATCTTTTTGTTCTTGATTTAATTGTTGCTCATTTATAATAATATTGACTAGTAGAACTACGTCTAATACATCAACATTACCATCTCCATTTAAATCACCATATAGTATTGGTTCTTCTTCATCTGGCACAGGCAAATCAAATGAGTATGTTTCTCCTTTCCATACAAGAGCCTGATTTTGTAAATGGTGCATCTGAATTGCTTTTATTTTAATACCATCTAATGTTTTTTGCGTTTCTGTAATCATAAACAAAGGTAATATAAACTGCCCACATCGAATTGGCATATCGTCTTGACTATTTAATACATAACTTTCATTATAAATTTTTTTACCTAAAATCATTTTATCAAACTCAATTAAGTCGCCTACTTGAAATCCATAATATTTTAGTGGTAATTTACACTCAACTATATTGTGTTGATTTTTATTAAATTGCAGTAAATACTTAGCTAATGCGTTTGCTGACGATTCTGACCTGATATAATCACTTTCAAAGACTAAATAATTATCTGTATGATCAATCTCATTATCGTAAACTACACCATAATAATTATTAAATTCTATGTTTTGTTCTTTATAGTCTTTATACGTTCCTGTTTTAAAATATATATCTTCATCTACTTTTATATCTTCTGTAGAACTAAGATATGAATTTAATCCATAATCATATCTATATTTGACCTCTGCTTTTGTAATGACATCATCTATAGATGTTCTTTTGAAAGTATAGTCTATTACATCATCTGCTTTTATAATAGATATGTTTTCTTCGCCTGTATATGTGTTTTTTACATTAATAAATTTGAGAATGTCGTTATTAAGTGTAGGTATGGATTGGCTTGACTTTGAAATATCTTGTATTAAGTTTTTAGCTTTTATTTTTTTATCTACAGAGAACCCAAGTATTGTATTTGCATCATTAGATTTATATTGCTCGTGTAATTGCCTTGATTCCTCTTTAGACTCAATATCAATCTTATTTTTATCAAATAACAATTCCTCTCCTAATATATGATGTATTATGTCGCAAGGTTGCTCAATCATAATTTCAGATGGATTATACTCTGGTATGAATTCCTCTTGAACATCTAATACATCGATTGTAAGATTGTCAATTATAGTATATCGTTGTGATAAAGGCAAAAGATTAAATAAATATTCTGCCGATTCTAAATCTGTTCCATAAAAACTAGAGTCTAAGCTAACTGTTCTTACAATTACAGAAAATTTATCTGTTCCTGTTTCACCTACATTACTGCCAATATATTGATTATTCAAGATAACTTGTTCGCCTTCTGTTATGCTTGTTTGTAGTTTGTAGCTTTGAAATCTTCCATAATTTGCTGTGTCTATATTTTCCAATTCAAGACCGATGTCCAACAAATCATTTGAAAAAGTAGAAGAACCATCTAATCCTGTTTCCTCTAATATTAACTGTTCTTTATTTTTATCTAAAAAATAAATTTCTAATTGTCCTGCAAAATTATTTGATTGCAAAGATACCTGTACTGTAGCACTATCTCCTTCATTTACAAATTCTGCGACACCTATTTCTGTTATTATATTGAAATCATAAACATTATTATTGAAATAGACAGGTGTCCAAGCATATCTCTGATTTGTATTACTAAACTGTGAATCAATTAAGGATGTTTCGGCACACTCTATATTAATTCCTGTTTTAGTGCCACTAGCCGATATTACAAAAAGCTCTGTACTTATTAAAATATTATTATTATCTATAGCTGATGATGGAATGTGAAATTTAGAAAATGAATGATTTGCATTCCCTGTATACTGAAGGAAATCTGCATTCCCCCAAATATCGTTGAACAAATTGTTGTAATTGTAAAATGGTTGCCTTCCTTGACTTGCATTAATCAAATCACCCCAAACTGGATAGCCATTATCTTGTGTTGGCAGGCTTATTTCTACAATAGCTGAAATATCATCCTGCTCCCAGTAAACACTTGAAACTTCTGTGAACTGATTATGTGATGAGTATTTTCCTAAAAATGGCATATCATTCAAACTTCTATTTTGTACAGCACCCATTCCATTACCTAAATTTGCCCACTCATTTTGAGAACTCATTGTTAGCCAAAATTCATTGTAAAAGTCTAGCTCTCTGCCAAATCCTAAGCTCCACCTAAACTCACTAAAAGCAAGTTTATTTGATTGAAAATTAGGGTTATTTATCATTGTAGAAAAAGATTCAGCCGATTCATTATCTGACATGAGAGTATCATCACTCATCTTAACTCTCAAGCGTATCATAGATGGTGATATAAAGCCTATAGATTCATAAATTAAATTAGCCATTAATAACCACCTCCACCACTTGATCCTGAACTTGTAGCATCAAACCCTACGACATTACCTGTAGTTACTGTTGCTTGTTGTTGCTCTCCTGTATAAAAACCAATGCTGTTTTGTAATCTATCAACTCTACCATTTAATTCTGCAAAAACGCTGTAACTTGTAAAATTATTCAATATGGCTTGTCTTATTAAATTAAGATTATTTACTTTAAGATACTCCATAGCACCATTTTGAGGTATAAGTGTCCAATCTCCATCATAAAGTTGTCTTTGTCCAATGCTAAATATATTATTAGAAATATTGCTTGATGTTCTATTTTGAGTAGTACCATTTTTGACATAAATATCATTTTGCTTATCACTAGAATTTATATTCCATAATGTTGCACTAATATCTTTCCATTGAAACATAAGATATGGCAAATTATTGTAAGGTAAATTGAAATCAGTAATTTTTGATTCCATGCTCCATTCTAAATTTACTTGCCCTCTTATATCTTTATTTGTTGTGTCTGTTACAGCCAATTCTTTAAGAATATTGCTTTCACTACAAAATTCCTTAGCTTCAAAGTTTATAATGTTTTCGCCATAAATATTAAAATAATCAAGAAAATTATCCGATGTGTTGTTACCCCAAAACCAAAATTCACCTAATGCAAAATCATCTGGAATATCAGAAAAATCTTTGACATCTAAATATGCAGGATTGTTTAAAAGATTAGTTGGTATTTGACTTTCAATATCGCTAAACATTTTTATAGGTATGGAATTTTTAACGTATGCCTCTCCATCTTTTTGATGATATAAATTGTGTGTGCCACCAGCAAAAACAACCTCTGCATTGTGTATTATCTCAACAAAATTATGACCTATTGGGGATGATTGCATCGAAGGTATTATTTCAGATGGACTATTTGCATAATTGTCTGACGTAGTGGTTTTATCAATTATTATTCTATTATCTAATATAATGTATTGTTCTGCATCTACATTACTATACAATGTTCCTTGAGAAAAATTTGAAAAAAGATTTGCATTTTGTTTAATTTCCATATACACATCATCAACAAAAACATAGGGTCTGATAATCTGATTCAAAAAAAAGTTATCAGGTGTTATTGAGAATTTATATCCACCACTTTGTTCGCTAGTAATAATGTTGTAGAAAACACAAGGTGCTTTATCTACATAACCATAGACAAAAGGAACTCTTTTGTTGTTGTATTTTTCTGGCAATCCAATATCATCTCTTACAAACTCTTGTGGTAAATCTATGTCTAAAATATCTTGCGTTTTATCTTCTACCTCAATAGATACCATTTTGTTGTTTTCTTGTATATCTCGTATAAATCCTGTATAAATCATCAAGCAATCATCTAAGGTTTCAGCCGATTGTGATTTTAAGTATATAGTAATAGGCTTGTTCATAACAGATGGGCTAAACAATTTATGAGATAAAGTCATATCAAGATATTCGTAATTATAAAACTCTAAATTAACATTAGATGTCTGAAAGTTTTTATCTGATATATCTATAGATTCTCTAATCGAGCCAAGACTACTCAGTAAAGGTAAATAGTGATTGTCTAAAGAACACTCATTGGTAGATAGGAAAAGCCGATTATCAATAACGACTAAAGGTATAAGATTGGTTGTGTTGCCCTGTATGTCGTTTTCAAACTTCTGTGGTAATTCTAACATTAACTAATTCCTAGATCAGCACCTCTGCGTACTGCTTTTTTAATTGCTGGTATGGCTTCAGATTCTATAAAGTCTTGACTCATAACATTACCTGTAAATGTTACGTTTACTGCACCTGAGCCTGTTCTGTTCATTCTGTTTAAATTCTCTACCCCAATAGATTCAACTGCACTTCTTTGCATTACAAACTCACCCTCTTGCAATACTGCTGGCACATTACCTGCTGTTCCACCACCATGATAAGCTGGAACCATACCACCATTGTGAAACCCTAAAATACCACCTAAGAAATTAGGTAATGAAGGTAAAAGAGTCAATCCTGAAAATATAGGTAACGATAAAATACCTCTTGTAATTCTTGCTGCTGCTAATTGTGCTATAATTCCTTTTATAGCATTTTCTATAGCCCTACCCATGTGTTCTCCTGCCATAGCTGCTTGCACAAATGCTGTTGATATTTGATTTACTTGTCCAATTAATAACTTATTTAACTCAACCTCTTTCGCTCCACCTTCTTCTTTTGTTTTTGCAAGTTTCTTTAATTGTTGCTCTTGTTCATATTGGAGCATAAGGCTTCTTATAATTACATCTAAATTCTTATCATTCATTATAACGCCTTGCTCTGCTAGCATAAAAAGTTTTTCTTGAATGAAAACGTTTTTCTCATCACCTTCTAATTTTGCACGATTAAGAGCTATTTGTGTTGCAGTTTTTTGTAAAAATTTACTTAATCTTTCCTCTGATTTAAGGAGTGCATCTTTTTGATTATTTATTGCCTCTGTTGCTTGCTCTGTAGATTGTTTAACATTTTTTTGTTCGTCACTAAATAATCCTAGTTTATCGGCAACAAAAGCTAAACCTTCTCCTAGTCCTATTATTATTGCACCTACACCAGTAGTAATAAGAGTAATTTTGAAAGCCTTAAGGGAAGCAATAGTACTTAACACACCAGTATTTAGAGCTATAAATGCTAATCCTAAACCTGTTATTGAGGCAGTATATCCAAATATTCTTTCTTCATCAAATAAATCAAATAGAGATGCAAATATTTCAGATAGTGAAGCTACAAGTGGTAACAATACGTTTCCAATCCTATCACTTAAATTTGAGAAAGAAGCACTTAGTGTCTGTAAGCTATCTTGGTAGCTTTTTTGTTCTGCTCCTAAAGATTTTAACTTTTTATCGGCTGACTCTAATGTTGCAGTTAGAAATGCTTGTTTTTTTTCAGCATCAGTCAAATCTTTTACACTTTTACCTAAAGAATTTGCGTAACTTTCATAGGCTTCGTCAGAACGCACTATAATACCGATATTATCAAGCATAAGCCTTGATTGACGACCGATACCAGTAATTAATGATTCTACCGACCTTACAGTATCAACACCTAATGCTCTACCCAATCTTTGTGCTTTATCAAACATATCAGCCATTTCATCTGAATTCTTAGTAATACCAAGAACCATAGCATTGTTGGCTTGTTGAAATAAATCAAAGTCAGACATAGTGCCATTTGTAGCTTCTCTTAATTTTTCTAAAGCTACATTTGCACCCTCAGTTCCACCTTGTAAATTAACGAAAGCAGTTTCCATTTGATCAAGCCTAGCTGCTGAACTAGAGAACATGAGTAACTGCCTACCACCAAGTGACATAGCGAATGAAAACAGCAATAACCTAGAACGTAAAGTAGCAAAAGACCTTGAAAGAGTATCTCCCTCTTTCTTCATGTTTCTTAGGAATTTTGTAGCTATTGCACTATTTAAACCTAATTCTTTAAACTCTTTTTTAACTTTTTTAGTTTCACCCTCAAGACCAGCTTGTGCTTTACGCAAAGCCTGAATTGCATTTATTAATGCTCTATCGCCTTGTGGTTGAAATCTTATCGTTATTGTGTTTTGTTCTGACACTATTTATTTCCTTTTTTTCTTTCTTTGCAATAGCACTTTTTATAGCAAAGGCTGTCTGTACCCAAGTATAGGGTTGTTCACCAAAAGAACCACTATATGGTGGTACATTAAATTTTTCACAGTATATGTATTTCTGTATGTCACGTTGTATTTTATTATCTAAGAATGTATTAAAACACCCAAAGAAATGTATTTGTGAATTAACTGATTCTGTTATGTCAAAAGATTTGCCATCTCTTGCGTTTACAGATTTAGTTTCTTCGATAATTAAATCAACTACTTCCCAAACATCTTCAATACTTTCAAATCTTCGTATCTCTCGTTTTCCATCTATTAATACTGGTATTTCAGCTTCATAAGGAAATTCGTGATACTGACAGCCCTCACAAGGAGTTCCAAGTATATTTAGTTCTACTTGGAGGGCGTGCCTTCCCCCAAACCTAGTGCCTTTTGTATTTCTGTAAAGATTTGTGTTCTATCTTCAAAGCTAAGGGTTTTAAGGAACTTGTCTGATGTATCGCCTGCTATAGCTACTCTAATAAACTTTGTAATCGTTTTATTAGGTGCTTCCATTTGAAATCCACC